AATCCAGAAGAAGGTGTTGCAGTTGTTGAATTTAACGCTGATGAAGTAGTTAGACATAGATTGACATCTTATTTCATCAAGTTATATGATAACAGAAAAAAAAGATTGTTAGCAGAAAAAACTAGACAAACACCGATAGTAAAACCAGAACCACCAAAATCTCAGATTATTGCAGATAAAGGACTTTTTGGTAAACTTTTATCATTTTTTACAAAAAAATAAATTTTTAACTTTACTTATCACCAGCTATTAATTAAATTGGTAGCATGAAGATAGGTATTACTATAAACGAGGTATTGCGAGATTTTATCGGTCAATTTGCTTATACGTATAATAAGTATATTGAAGAAATTGACATCACCAATGATGATGTTACAAGTTTCAATTTAATTGAACATTTTAAGTTTGATGACATCAACAAACTTAATAGGTTTCTATATTTAGAAGCCCCTCTAGAAATTTTCGGTCATGCTGACCAGATGTCAGACGGTTTAATGAATCACTTCAATAATTTCTTAACAGACATTGAAGATGAAGGCGAACATGAAATTATATTAATAAGTAGAGAAGTAGAAAAAAGCATTCCTTCAACTTTCTTCTTTTTATCAAAAACTGGCTGCCGAATTAAAAAAATAAAATTTGTCCTAAATTACGATGAAAAATGGGACGATATAGATGTTTTAGTCACAGCTAATCCACAAACATTAGAATTAAAACCAAGCGGTAAAATAAGTATCAAAGTTAAATCTTCTTATAACAAAGACGTTGTGTCTGATTATGAGATTGATTCGATATTGGACTTTATTAATAATGAAGAATTAAGAAATAGAATCTTAAATACTAAAATAACAAACTACGAAGAAATTGATTAATATGATTGAATTTGGAGGTAACATATACTACATCGATGTTGATGCTTTAGAAAGCACAATTAAATCTATCGGAAATAAATCTGGTAAAAAAATTATTGAAAAGGAAACTAAAACCTTTTTAGATGAAAACGGTAAAGTTTTAAGTCAAGAAATAATTGAAGTTGAAAGAGAAAGACCAAGAGAAATTGACGCAACTAAATACGATATTTTAAGAGTCATGATTGAAATCTTGATGGACGCAACCGAAGATACTGACGATGATTCTTTAGGTGCTGAAAGAGCTCTAGACAAAACTTCATTAGGATATAAAATAGCTTTTAATACATTATATAATTACGGTATTTTAAAAGAAAAAGAATAACCAAATAATAACACTAAAAATATGGAACAAAAAAAACAAATTGAAGAACAAATAAGTCAAATAACTTTGGCTTTAAATAACTTTGAAACTAAAAATTTTAGAGTTTATTTCTTTGTGCTAGACACAAAAGGTAACCCAACAGCTGGTATCGCTAACATTTATGAACACGTTAAAATTTTAAATGATTTAGGATACAGTGCATGTGTGTTACATGAAAAAAATGATTATAAATTAAGAGGTGACCAAGAAGGTAACGGTATTGCTGATTGGTTAGGTGAAGAATATGCTGCTCTACCTCACGCTTCGATTGAAGGTCAAGAATTAAATATATCACCTTCTGATTTTGTGGTTATTCCAGAAATCTTTTCTAACATCATGGACCAACTTAAAGCGTTCCCATGTAAAAAAATCGTTCTGTCACAAAGTTATGATTATTTATTAGAATTGTTGCAAATTGGTAAAAGATGGAACGTTGATTACGGGTTTAACGATGTAATCACTACATCTGAAAAACAAGCGGATTATGTTAAATCATTATTCCCTTCAATTCAAACACATATCGTACCAGTAGCTATTTCTGATTATTTTACAGATAGTGATAAACCTAAAATTCCAGTTGTTTCTATTTTAACAAGAAACCATGGTGAGGCAGCTAAGATAGCTAAATCTTTCTACTTACAATACCCACTTTACAAATGGATTACATTTAAAGAATTAAGAGGGTTACCTAAAAAACAATTTGCTTCTGAATTAGCTAAATCTTGTTTAGCAGTTTGGATTGATGACCAATCTGGATTTGGTACTTTCCCATTGGAAGCAATTGAATCAAATACACCAGTAATTGGTAAAATACCTAACATGGTTCCAGAATGGATGGAAACAACAAATAGTGAAGGAATTAAAGTAATTAAAAATAATGGTGTTTGGACTAACACAACTTTAAACATCCCAGAATTAATTGCTAACTATTTAAAAGTTTGGTTTGAGGATTCATTACCACAAGAATTAATAAATGGTATGGCTGAATCTAAAGGTCAATACACTAGCGAAAAACAAATCGCTGCTGCATCTGAAGTTTACACTAAACTTTTTGAAAATAGAAAAGCAGAGTTAAGTATTGTACTAGAAAAATTAAATGAATCTTTAAGAGAGGTTGAACCAACTAACGCATAATAAAATATTAAATTAAAAGATATGGAAAAAAATAATATAAGTGTAATTTTACCAGTACATGCTTTAAATGAAGCAACTAAACCTTTATTAGATAATGCAATTAAAAGTGTCTTAACTCAAAACGTTAGACCAGAAACTTTAATAATTGTCGCACCTAAAAATAGTGATGTGGTAAAACACATTAAAACTTTAGATTTTGGTGATTATAGCAATTCTGTTGTTATTGCTGAAAATGACGGACAAACTGACTTCTCATCTCAAATCAATTATGGTGTATCAGTATGTAAAACAGAATGGTTCTCAATTTTAGAACTTGATGATGAATATTCTAACATTTGGTTTAAAAATGTTGTTGAATATCAAAAAGCACATACTAACGTAGATATCTTTATGCCTATCGTTATTGATGTTAACGAAAATAATGAATTTATTGGTTTTACAAATGAAGCAGTATGGGCTCAAAGTTTTTCTGATGAATTAGGAATCCTAGACAACAATGCATTATTAGCTTACCAAAACTTTAATGTTGATGGATTTGTAATGAAAAAATCAATGTATGATGAGTTCGGAGGTTTTAAACCAAGTATTAAATTAACGTTTATTACTGAATTCTTATTAAGAATGACATTTAAAGACGCTAGAGTGATGGTTATCCCTAGATTTGGATACAAACATATCAACCAAAGAAAAGATTCTTTATTTGCATCTTATAAAGAAACTATTGACCCAGTTGAAGCAAGATGGTGGTTAGCAACCGCTAAGAAAGAATATTATTTCACTAAAGATAGAAATATAACGTATGATTCACAAAATTAAAAATGGTTACAAAGCGAGGACGAAAAAGAAAAAACGACATGTATTTCGGTCCAGAAGAAGAAGAAGCGGTAATCAAATTTTTAGAATCAACAGATGAAACAGAAAGGAATCTAATTTTTAACGAGTGGCTTAAAGGGCCACTCGATAAAATGATAGAGTCGATAATTAGAAAGTACAAGTTGTATAGAAAAGGTGAGACATTTGAAGAGCTGCATAGCGACACATTATCTTTCCTAATGACAAAAGTACATAAATTTGAAAGTGGTAGAGGCAAAAAAGCTTATTCATATTTTGGAACAATTAGCAAACACTATATTTTAGGGTTACTAATCAAAGATGAAAAATATATTAAACAAACAACATCTTACGAAGATTTAAACGACAGCATCGAAGAAAGAGAAGATTTAACATACGTTATTGATAGAGATAATGTTGAAATGGGTGACTTCATTCAAAAATTAGTAGGTGAGATTAAAACGGAATTACTAAACGAAAATAACCATAAGAAAAAATTAAATGAAAATGAAATTAAAATTGGTTATGCGTTAATAGATATTCTAGAAAATTGGGAATTAGTTTTCTCTTCAATGGAAGGAGGTTCAAAATACAACAAGAACTCTTTCTTAGAAACTATGAGAAATTACACCAATTTATCAACTAAAGATATTAGGATTGGAATGAAACGATATAAACTACTTTATGAAGTTTTAAAAAACTATGGTTTATAGATGTTTACATTAAATTTTTTAATATATTAGGTATTTATATATAGATAACAAACATTTTAAAACTAAAATAAAATGCCTAGAAAAAAGAAACAAGACGTAAAAGTTAATGATACAGAATCATTAGAAGGTTTAATGCAAGAAACTTATAATGATGCGTGTTTACAAATAAATGACGCTCAAAAAACTATCAACGAATTGGCAGCTAGTGCTTCACCAGTAGACGTTGATGATTTAACTAAAATAGCAAAAGAAAAAGGTAGTTTACTAAAAGTAAAAGACTCAGCAATTAGAATTAAATTAGAAATCGCTAAATTACAAAGTGATATTATTAAAAATCGTGGTGACGTTGAATCAACTATTAATGAACGAAGCCAAGGTAGTGCATCCTTAAATGATTATAAATCAATTAGAGAAATGATTAAAAATGGTGGACTGAACGAGAATAACGAAAATGAATTATTTTAATTTATGCCATTACTTGACCAAAAAAAGAAAGTTTTCGGGTATATTGCATCAGCTAGGGTTCTAACAGAGCAAATGCCAATAATGAAATTAATAAACTCTTTACCATCATTAAACAATGGTAAAGACCCTATTGTTTTTTTAACAGATTTAGTAAAATCATTAATTGGTTACGAAGCGTTAAGAGACTCTGTTGTTGACATCCTAACTTACTCATTTGATGAAATAGAGGTTAAGGTTAAAACAGCTTTAAAAAGAGAATTAATAGCACTAGTTAGTTGTGGTGTTAATCCAAGTATTCCTAATTTCTTAAAGTCAACTGGTGCTGGTATTGACATTGAAGTTAAAAAAGTTGATTTCTTAGATATGTTTAAAGTTGACGCTAATTCAAAAGTTGGTGTTTTATTGTATGATGATATTACATCACCATTAACATCATCATCTGATTTTAATACATTTCTATATGGAGCTCTTCAATCTGACGGTGTGACGCAATCATGGAAAGGTATATTAGATATTACTTTTAATTCATTAGGTAACGTTAATAGACCAAATAATACATTTACTATTAGAGTTAACCCAAGTTATGATAATAAAACATTAAATGATTTAAATAATGATTTTATTGATTCACTTACGTTATTTAACGCACAAAAAGTAGTTAACAATATTATGGATGTCATTTTCGGTTCAATATCTGTATCTATTTCAAAAACAAAAAAACAGTTAGACCAAGAAGGTAAAATAAATAATATTGTTGATAAACTAATTAATGATGATGGTTGTGATGATGAAGTAGATGATAGTTATTTCACTTTTGACAATCAACAAATAGCGATAATCGAAAGAGATTCAGCTAGAAGACAAAGTGGTATGATTAAAGTTAAAACTTCAGTAGAGTCAGTATCTACTGTTAGTTCAGATACCTTAATTACATTTAATGATGAAATGAATAACGCTGCATCATTTGTTGATAAAAAACAAACATTAACAGCTAATATTGATAAAATGAGTGACGAAAGTGCTAAAAACGTCCCAAATCCAAGTGATAAAGTTTCTGTTAAATTAGATTTTATACAAAAATTGATTAGTAGCTTGACTAAAGCAATTGTTAGCGTTATATTATCACCTAAAATATTAATGATATTTCTTATTAACTTTAAAATAATTTACACTTTAAGTGGTGAATATAAAGACCCAGTTGAATTCATTAAAAAGAATAAAAGATTAATTAAAGAAATGATTAAAACGGTTTCAGATATTGTAGTAGAAAAATTATTAGGAATAGCAATGAAAGAAATGACAAAATTAGCTAATAGTGTTGTCGCTAAAAAAGCTGTTGAAAAAAGTAAAAATAAGTTAGCACAGTTGTTGAGCTTAACTGGGGTTCCACAAGACGCTATCAAAATTATTAAAGGATTATCATAATGGCAAAAACATCTTGTAAACCAAATACACCAAATTCGCCTAATTCAAGTACTA